TTAACTGTGATATGAGACTTGTAGTTAGGTCTATCTTTCCTATGCCATGAGCGTATGATACCCCACTCAAAAGTGTACGTTGTAGTACGTGAAGTTTCTTTTATCTTTGCTTCACCGCTGTTGACAACGTTCAAATGATCTTGATCGTCATCACTATAAAGTTCACTGCCTACAATCGTAATGTCAAGGTAGTCCTTTGTACTTCCAAGTGAGCGTACCTCTATAACATCGGAATCACGTAACCTGTTATTAACTGTTACGTTATGGTTTATCTTGCTTATAGAACTATATAGTTCTTTATGTAGATACCAACCGCTCTGCCTTACTATCTCAAACATACGTTCAACTGTTTTAACTGGCACTATGAACTCACATCCTTTACCCTTCTTCCACCGTACGTTTATCTCTTGGTTCTTTTCATACATCCTGAATATGATCTCATCATCAGTACCCTTACGCATACTGCCATTGGATTCCTCTATCATATTAAGTACGTCATCCACATCAGCAAACGGTTCAATGAATACAATAACACCGTCTGACTTACGCATACGGTGAAACTTATCGAACTCATATAGAATCTCTGATAAGAAGTATGGTTTTGAACGCTGTATTACATCCGGTTTAATTGTATTCCATCCTACAAAGTAGGGTACTTCCACATCAACACCTTCGTTACGTGCTTCTATGAATGCGGTAGTATATGATTCATCATCACGTCTTATTTCTAAGAATACATCTTCACCTTCCTTCACTTCATAGTCTGTGATCTCAGTATCAAACTTACGTAGCTCTATCATACGAGGCATAAAGCCTGTCTGTACGTTACCATCTGCGTCCATTGATACTGGTTCATTAAAGTAATCTACATCAAGAGAAGTATCTACTTCGTTATTAGATGAGCGTTTGTTTTCATTACTATCTTTAATTGCTTTCTGTAAAGCCATATGATTGCGTTCGTTCTTAGTAATAGTTATACGTACAAGTTCATTCCAATCTGGTTTCCTACCTTCATTAGTGTACGTTACCCACATATCAATAAGATCGCATAACTCCTGTATAGTAGCAGGTTTATCCATCTTACTCTTAATTGAAACGTCATATAGTTTCAACGTGGGTTCTATTGTAGACATAGCAGTAGGATTATCTACATACTTGTCCTTAAGTACGTTAGCAATCAGTGATATAGGCAGATGTTCCACCTCTATAACAAGATAACGTCTTAGTAATGCTTCAGATACGTCGCGTTCATTGTTTGACGTAAAGAATATTATCAGGTTATCTTGATTAGCTTGGTACTTCTTACCGCTTACACTTAAACGTCCGGTCTGTAAGAAATCAAGGAAGTAAGAGTCACTGCTGATGCGTGTTTTATCCCACTCATCAAGTAACAGTATTACTTTCTTATCCTTTGATTCTTTAACCGCACGTAGAAGTTCAGCATCTACTGACTTGATACCTGACTTTGCGTTCTCGTCCGGTAGATGCTTTTGTACGAACTCATCCCAATCCATACCTTGATACGCTTGCTTTACATACACGTTGCATCCGAGTACTTTACCAAGCGTTTCAGGTAGGAATGACTTGCCCGTACCTGCTTGTCCTATCAGCAATGTAATAGACATAGGTTTCTTACGTAGTGCACAGTAAACATTCGCAGAAAACGCTTCTGTACATAAGTAACCTTCCTTATGCAGTGCTGAATGGAACTTCTTCATTTCTGACATACGTTCCTCCATTGTTGGTTGTTGTTCTTTCTTGTCATAAGAAATCTTTTATTTGTACGTCACTATTGTTTAAATCTTTCTGTTATTATAATGGTACGTGGAGCCAAAGCGGAGTGTATGACTCCACGTACCGTGGGATGATGCACGTTATGTGTGTAGTGAGAGAGGACGTGCGGTATCATCCCGTGGAACAAGTTCTTATTACGTTAAATAATACTATGAATAATGCGAACATCATTACGCCATAAAAGAACCCTTCGCTACTGATGTGAGTAATAATACGTTCTAATCTGTGCTCTAAGTAATCAATCATTACGTAAAGAATACCAGCAGTAGTTGGTTCACTATCAAGTGCTTCTTGAGCAATGTCTTCTAAGTCTATCAGTGCTTTTTTAGGATCAGTCTCCATTAAGTTTCGAGTGTCTCCTAAATGTTCATTCTCAATATACTTAACTATTGTTTTTAATGCGTTCTTATGTTTTTCCATTACGTTACTCCCTTATTTACTTTCAAACTTATTAGTTCTTGGGTTAAAAAATATTACAGACGTACCCATAAGCTCACCTTCCCAGTAACTTGATGCGCTTGCTTTATACCTACCATCTGCACATTTCTCTACGTTAAAATCATCTAACTTCTGACCAAAAAACTTTAATGTAGATGGTAAGAAGTAGTAAGGTACGTTAGACTTTAATGATTTTCTTTTCATCTCTTGTATAGTCATGCGTTGCTCCTACTTTAATACTATTGTTCTGTTCTTGAAATGCTGTACGTTACCACTTGGGTTTACTACGTACCATTGATAATTCTTTTGGTATACTTTATAATCTAATCCAAGCTGTTCCGCTACTTGATTCATACGTTTCTTTGTTGTAGCTGTCTTGTACTTTGATCTGTTAAGTGTTACCTTACCGTTCTTTACAGTAACGATATCTGTTTTATAGATACGTGCGTATAACGTACCTCTTTCTTTTCTAATTTGTATTTGATTACTCATAGTGTCTCCTACGTTTTAAATCTTTGGCGGAGATTAACCGCTCCGCCTCGGTTTTATGTTGCGTTATTATGCCATACGTTGTTACTCCTGTTTGTGTTGATTGCATTATTAAGTTGGCGTTACTCTACATAGGAATATGCGGTACATCATTTCTTTACTTTTCTTACGTAGTATCCTGCTTATTTGAGCAGGGGTTCTACCGTTTCTTTTTAACTCAGCATTCTTACGAAGTCTGAGTCTCTTACGTTCTTTTGCTTTTGTGTTTGGCATTACGTTAACTCCGTTTCTTTCTTGTCATGGTTATGTTAGCTGATAAAACGTTTTGGCTTTGGTTTTTTGCTTAACGTTTATCATCTGCTTTAAAATCTTCATCTTTGAGCGGTAGTCTAAGACCATGCTCACGTAAAATTTGTATATGTAATAAGTCTTTTTCAGATAGGTTTAATTCCGTTCTGTTCCCTTTTAAATAAGTATCCCTTGAAATTTCTTGGGGTTTAATTCCGTTTATACTTCTAATACGTTTCTGCTCATCTACCCAAGTTTTAATATTAGTGTATTGTTTGCCGTTACGTTTAAGCCGGATCAATGGATTTACAAAATTTGCTGGATAACGTTTTGCCATTGGTTTATTTATTGATTAATTGGATTTACTTCCGGCTGTTCTTCCGGCTGTTCTTCCTTTGGTTCTTTGACTTCTGTTAATTCAGATACAGTAGCGTCTAAAACTCGCTGTATCTCTTTATTAATGCGTTTCTGTTCATCTTCTGCGGAGTTCCCCAGATTATCATTTTTACGCATGGTGTTAGTGAATTGTGGGCGTTTGAAATCACCCTTTGAGTCTGGAATATACCAGTTAGCGTCTAATTGCACGCTCTCAGGCATCTTTTCAACTAAAGCCATGAAAGCCTTCTGAAGTTCTTTCATTGGTTCAGTAGCGTTTTTTAAACCGCCGTTATTACTTCCCTTGAATTCATACGATTTAAAACCGTTTGACTTCTTAGAAACTTTTTTAAATAACTGGGAAAATTTCCTATCAATGTAAAATTTCTCATCCATTGCAGGTTGTCCAAGTTCTTTAAGTTGCTCATTTAATAACAGCAAGTCACTACGTACTTCTGCTGCCTGATTGCGGTTTATCTTAACCACTCCAGAGAAGGCATTAAACAGGTATCCTTTTACCGTTTTGAATGCGTTCTCGATGGTGGTTGTCTCTGGTTTGGAATCTTCAATTACTGGAAGTTCCACTTCGTTTGTTTTGTTCTTATCTATAGACATGATGTCTCCTTTTATGATAGACAAAACGTTATCCAAATTTTGTTATACGTCCTGGACGGCGTTTCAAAAACGTCGAACAAGATCGGTAAATGATACAAATAATTCATATGTGAATATATCCGAGAATGGCAATACTTCAAACTAATGAATACTACGTTCCATGGGATAATAGGACGTAGTAGAGTATTATTAAATATATGGTATTAAATAAATATTTACTACAATAGGGTAACGGTGGGCAAATTTGCGGTAAAATAGAGAGAAAATATTTTAGGCATACGTAACGTAAGCTAAGAGTTTTTACGTTCTTTTAAGCCTATTTTAAGGGCTTAAAATTTTTAAGTAAAAACGTTTCAAACTTGAAAATCTTAACGTAAAAAATCCCAACTGAAAAAAGCCAGACCGGGGTGGGGGCGGCGTAAAAAGAGAGAGACACATAACGATATAATTTTTTCAAATTTTTTACGTGTTTTCCTTTCTTGTATATAGAATAATAATCCTTAAGAATCCACACCGTAACCAAAAAATCAACCAAAACTGCACGTGTAATATCTTTAATACTATAACGTACGTTATGTTTATTATAGTTTATTAAGTTATTATCTTAGATTATCTATTATCTTAGATTATCTATTATCTTAGATATATTATATATATATATTATATTATACACACAAAAGCAAGTTTTTTTAAAAACTATTTCAGATAGAGCGCACGTTATATTTAATTTCAGCTATATGGAACGTACTATAAGTAAGAGAAAGCAAAGTTATTTAAAGAAAACAAACGGAGATTATCTTAAATACAGTAAGGTTCAGTTACTGGAAGAAGTATACCGTATTTTAAAATCCAATGAAGAATTGTCTTGGTACATTAAAAGATTAAAGAGAGAAACTGAAAGTGTATGAACGTATTGTTAAGGGTAAGGTAGAATACATATTTAAGGATGAGGAAGAGTTTCGCAACACTTTACCCCTTGAACCACTGGAACTTGATTGGCGTACGGCTCCTGAGGGTTCGTATACACTTACGGACGACAATCAAGTTCTTAAGATACTTAATAAAGACAACATGGGCGTACGTACGCTGCTGGGTATGCGGAATACCGCAGTTGAAGAACGTTTTAACTCAAAGTATTATACCCTTGAGGGCAAACCTGTTAAGAATATCTATTCATTCAATCCGAATGTTGATCACATTGGTGCTGTTAAGAACCGTAAAAAGCCTACGGGGCGTGAAATACTGTTCGCAAGGTACGTTGCAGACGGTGAGGATGCTATTAAAGCCTATCTTAAGGCGTACAGAACTAATAATCGCAAGTATGCCAAACAAAAAGCTAAATTATTACTTAAACAAGAGCGTATTATTCGTATGATTAGTAAAGAAAACTCAGAATCACTGGAAAAGATTGGAATTGACAGCGATTACCTGTTTGAAAAGACAAAACGTGTTATAGAAAACATAGAGGGTAAGGATTCTGACAAGTTGCGTGCCATAGAACTGCTTATGAAGATCAGGGATATGTTTCCAAAGGAAGAAAAGCGTGAAGCACTTACCGTATTTCAGGGTTTTTCCAGTGAACAGCTTAAAAAACTTAACAATACAGAGATAAAACCTATAGCTCATGCAGAACGTGCGCTGTTGAACGGTGATGAGGGTAAAGTTGATTAGCGATTTAGGCTTTTTCTTTGAATCCTTGATTGAACCGCCCAATTTTCCATTCTGGGAGCTGTATGTATTCTTTGTCCTGCTGTTATTCGTTAGTATTATATTCAGGCTGGCAAGAATAGAGAAGAAGGTAGATGGTATGCTCACTTTAAAGGAATTGCAGTATAAATACTACAGGGGTAAAGATGAAAGATAATTGGTTTGGGGATTGGCTTGATATAGACATAATTGAAAAGGATAAATATGCCGTACAAATCAAAAGGGAAAAAAGTTTACGTGAAAAAAAGTGGGAAATGGCAGTTAAAGGCGACGGCAAAGAGTACAGAGGGTGCAAAAAAGATGATCCGCTTGCTACATATGAAGAAAAGAAAGCGTAAATAGTGTCTCTTTTATTAGATAGGCTTACTTCTCAGCTGTCACAGCGTATGGGATATAACAAGGCAAGGAAGATGGCTAAGGGTATACTTATAAAGCGTGGTCAGATGAATGGTGACGGCAGTGATACTTCAAGCGGTATGATACGTGGTATGATGACACCTGAACAGAGGGCTGTTGACAGGGCAGTTAAAAGATTTGGAGGGACTTATAAGGATTATGAGTATGACTATGATAAGAACTATGCTTACAAGAAAAAGAAAACAGTCTGAAATGGAGTTCGCTTTTACCAATAAGGCGTACTTCTTTGAAGAGATAAACACTACATTACCTTGGATAAGGGTAAGATATTCAATATCGTAAGTCCTCCGTCTGATTCGTCAGATAAGGATGAGATACTTGCACGTGCGTATAAAGACCTTATTTACTTTGGTCGTGCGTTTTTGCCTAATGATTTTTTAAATAAGAGCCAGAGCCCCTTTTTCCATTATGAGATAGCTGAAAAGCTTATTACGACACAACCCGGCGCACGTTTATGTAACATACTGCCTCGTGGTTTTGGTAAGTCCATACTCGCAAAAGCTGCCATACTGCATAAGATATGCTTTAGTGCGTCCGATGAGCGCAACTTTATCGCATGGGTAGCTGAAGAACAGGGTCAGGCTATTGACCACCTTAAGTATATACGTAACCATTTAGAAACTAATAAAGCTATTCAGTATTACTTTGGTTCGCTTGGTGGAGACCTTGTAGGCAAGAGATGGACTGAGAAGGATTTAGTTACGTCAAAGGGTGACAGGATCATTGCCAAGGGTACCACCCAGCGTTTACGTGGCAGAACTGAGATAGACGTACGTTATACTGGTATTGTTCTTGATGACTTTGAATCTGAATTAAATACAAAAACACCAGAAAGGCGTTCTGAAATTAAGAAGTGGGTGGTATCTACGGAATATCCAGCCCTTGAAGAGTCCCCCGGCAGGGAAGGATGGATATGGCTGGCTGGAACCATTGTACACTTTGACAGCTTTTTGCAGACCGTTGTGGATGGATATAACGAATCCAAGGGCAGTAAAGAGAAATATCCTTGGGATTTAAGTTTCTATAGAGCCATTGAGGGCGATAAGCCTATATGGGAAGAACAGTTCCCTATAGTCAAGCTTGACCGTAAGAAGGCTGAGTTTGCTGAAATGGGTATGCTGAATAAGTTTGCCCAAGAATATATGAATGATGCCCGTGACGTATCGTCTGCATCATTTAAGGTTGACAGGATAAAGCATCA